GCCAACAACCGGGAGAAGGCACAGATTCTTCTCAAGATTCTGGGTATCGGCGACCAACTTAAAGCGCTGGACGAAGCCGAACAACAGACGTACAACGAACGCCATGCTATCGGGAAAATAGCAGAATCGAAGAAGAAACACGCCGAAGAACTGCCCGAATATCCCGACGCACCCGATGAAGCCATCAGCGTTTCGGCGCTCATCAAGGCGCAGCAAGCCATTCTCGTAAAGAACGGCGATAACCACCGCAAACGCGAGCGCAAGGCCAGCATTGAAGCAGAGCTCGCCCAGGTGCGCACCAAGCTCGAGGAATTGCAGGCACGCCAAACGCAATTGGTGGCCGACTTGTCCGATGCAAACAAGAATGCGGCGCAACTTGAAGACGAAAACACTGCGGAACTGGAAGCGCAAATCAACAACGCGGAATCCATCAACGCGCAGGTAGCCGCGAACAACGCCAAAGTACAGGCGCAAGATGAGGCGGAAACCTACGGCAGGCAATATGACGAAAAGACTGTCGAGATCGAGAGTATCAGGAAGCAGCGCCTTGAAATGCTCGAAGGCGCGAACCTGCCACTGCCCGGTCTCAGTGTTCAAGACAGCGAACTCCTGTATCAAGGCAAGGCATGGGACTGCATGAGCGGTGCGGACCAATTGCGAGTGGCTGTCGCCATCGTGCGGCAACTTAAGCCTGAATGTGGATTCGTGCTCCTGGACAAGTTGGAGCAAATGGACATTGACACGCTCCAGGAATTTGGCGCATGGCTGGAACAGGAAGATCTGCAAGTCATTGCCACCCGCGTATCCACAGGAGAAGAATGTACTGTCGTCATCGAGAATGGGCTACCTTCTGGCATGTCCTATGCCGATGTGGTAACAGGGATTGTAAGGGACAGCGAAAGCAACAATAAGAAGGAGTACAATTGGTAATGGAGATCATCACAGGGAAAACCAATGACCCCATGCGCGCCGTGTTCTACGGGCCGGAAGGCGTAGGCAAGTCGAGCCTGGCCGCGTGTGCGCCGAAGCCCTTGTTTATCGACACCGAGGGCAGCACCCGGCGGATGCAGGTGGACCGAACCCCCAACCCGACCTCGTTCACACATCTACTGGAAATCATCGCGGATCTCTGCCGAAACCCGATGGGCTACAAAACCGTCGTGATCGATACTGCGGACTGGGCGGAGAAACTGGCGTCCACCGAGTTATGCGCCAGGCACGGTAAAGACGGGATCGAAGGCTTCGGCTACGGCAAGGGCTTCACTTACCTTGTCGAGGAATTCGGCAAGCTCATTACCTCACTGGATTACCTCTCGGAACATCAGGACATGAACATAATCTTTACCGCACACGCGCAGGTAAAGAAGATTGAACTTCCCGAGCAATTGGGCGCATACGACACGTGGAAGATGAAGCTCGGAAAAAATACCGAACCACTCGTAAAAGAGTGGCCGGACATGTTGTTGTTCTTAACGTACAAGACCACCGTCGATTATGACGACAACGGCAAGGGCAAGGCGTCCGGCTCGAAGCGTGTCATCTACACTGAGCACACCGCCACGTGGGATGCCAAGAACCGCGACGGGCTACCGCAGGAAATTCCGTTCAGCAGCCCCAGCGCCGCATGGAACATACTCGCGCCTTGTTTCAAGGCTTCCGGGTCTCCCTCCTCTACCCCCGCCCCCGTGGCGCAGGCACCAACGCCAGCGCCAACGCCAGCGCCAACGCCAGCGCCAGCGCTTGCGAAGGAACCGCCCCAAAAGCCCACGGTGACACACCAGGAAATCGATACGCCGCAAGGGAAGCTATTGGCGCTCATGCACCATTCTGAAATCCGCTGGGAGCAGATCAACAAGCTCTGTGCGCAAAAGGGTTGGATTCCCGAGAAGACGCCCTTTGAAAATGTTCCCGACGATTTCATCAACAAGGGGTTGATTCCGAATTGGAACAACATCGTGGAAACCGTGAACAAGCAAGAAAAGGAGACCGCCAATGTCTAACGAACGCACCTATGACTGGGACGAACCTGCCATAGAGAAGCCAAATGAAAGTAACTTCATACTACTGGAACCGGGCATCTACCCGTTCACTGTCGAGAAGTTCGAGCGAGGCCGGCACGAGGGCAGCGCGAAGTTGCCGCCCTGCAAGAAAGCCATCATCCACTGTTGCATAGATGGCGGGGATCAGGGGACCACGACGCTCAAATCCAATTTGTTCCTGCACTCGAAGTGTGACGGGCTGCTCTGCCAATTCTTCGAGGCCATCGGGATGCGTAAGCACGGCGACCCGCTCGTCATGGACTGGGACAAGGTCGAGGGAAGCAAGGGCTTCCTGAAGACCAAGCACCGCACATTCAGGGGCAAGCAAGGCAATGACGTTACCGTGACGGACATTGACCGCTTCGTGAACGGGCCCGGCAGCGATAACGGAGCCACAGCCCAGGCCGCGCCGGCTGCTGAAGATGACGGGGATACCGCGTTCCCGTGGGAGTCGTGATTGACCTGTACGGATGGGTGGCGACATTAACGCCTGAGCATTTACCTTCGCCACCCATCCGGCTTTCCGCACACGAGACAATATCAGATCCCGCGAAATGGCTGGCGGCAGTGCAACAAGACGCGAAGCGTGGTCCAACAGGGCCAAGGGCGAGGACAGGCAGTCTGCAACAAGACTTTAGGTTTCTGTATGAACTTACGACCATATCAGAATGAAGCCAAAGACGCAATATTCAGGGAGTGGAACGAAAATAGATCGCGCACGCTACTGGTGCTCCCAACAGGCACTGGCAAGACAATTGTCTTCGCAAAGCTGATTGAAGACTGCGTGCGTGCTGGGGAACGGGTATTGATTCTTGCCCACCGCGGCGAACTGCTACAACAAGCAACCGACAAATTGAGCCAGGCCACCGGGTTGATATGCGCCATCGAGAAAGCGGACTCGACATGCCTCGACAGCTTCCTTCGCGTGGTGGTCGGGAGCGTGCAAAGCCTACAACGACCTAAACGGCTCGAACAATTCCCAAAAGATTTTTTCGACGTAATCATTGTCGATGAAGCGCACCACGTGCTGGCGGACGGCTACCAACGGGTGCTCGACCACTTTGACAAAGCGCGTGTCCTGGGTGTCACTGCCACCCCCGACCGTGGGGACATGCGCGATCTCGGCCACTACTTTGACAGCTTGGCCTATGAGTACACGCTCCCACAGGCCATCCGAGACGGGTTCCTGTGCCCAATCAAAGCGCTGAGTATCCCCCTGAACATTGATCTTCGGGAGGTAAAACAACAGGCCGGCGACTTTCAGGTTTCCGCCCTGGGCGGCGCACTTGAACCGTACTTACACCAGATTGCCGACGAAATGAAGGTACATTGCCAAGGGCGCAAAACGGTCGTGTTCCTGCCGCTCATTGCTACTAGCCAGCGATTCTGTGAACTATTGAAGGAACGCGGCTTTCGCGCTGTCGAGGTAAACGGCAACAGCGAGAACCGCGACTCGGTTCAGTCTGATTTCGAGGCAGGCAAATACGATGTCATTTGCAACGCAATGCTGTACACCGAGGGCTGGGACTGTCCGATGGTGGACTGCATCATTTGCCTGCGTCCTACGAAGATTCGTAGTCTTTATGCACAGATTACAGGGCGAGGAACACGCATATATCCGGGCAAAGACCATTTGCTACTGTTGGATTTCCTGTGGTTAAGCGACCGTCACGAACTCTGCCGGCCCGCGCATTTGATTGCTGAGTCATCTGAAATTGCCGCAAAGATGACAGAGAACATCGCGGCAGCAGGAGGCCCGGTAGACATCGAGGACGCGGAACGCCAAGCGGAATGCGATTGCCAGGCGGAACGTGAGGAAGCGCTTGCCAAGAAGCTGGCAGCGTGCAGGAACCGCAAGCGCAAGCTGGTTGACCCGCTGCAATTCGAAATGAGCATCGGCGCGGAAGATCTCGCAGGCTACGTTCCCTCGTTCGGCTGGGAGATGGAACCGCCATCGGAGGTACAGCGCAAACAACTGGAAGTTGCTGGCATATCCCCTGACGAAATAGAAAATGCAGGGAAAGCGGAAGCCATCATCCAGCGCATCATGGAACGCAGGAGAACAGGACTCGCCACGCCAAAGCAGATCCGGTTCCTGGAAGGTAAAGGGTTTCAACACGTGGGTAAGTGGGATTTCGACCATGCCCGGCGTATGATTGACAGGATCGCGGCGAGTAGCTGGCGACTGCCCCAAGGAATTGACCCCTCAACGTATCAGCCTCCAAAGCGAGAGGTAATTGTAACAGTATGACACTGAAAGCCCCATTCCCTTACTTCGGGTTGACAATATAGCATTCCCTTAGTTATGATACCGCAACTAAGGAGGCTATTATGAATAAAGCAACGACTCAAAGGTTTTGGTCTAAAGTAAAAAAAACAGAAACCTGTTGGTTATGGCAGGCGAGTAAACGCAATAAAGGGTATGGCGCTTTCGTGTGGTGTAAAAATGGCGAAGTGGTTCAAGGAAGAGCACATCGGTTTTCTTGGGAAATACACAATGGCGCAATTCCAAATGGCATGTGCGTACTTCACAAGTGCGATGTTCCTGCATGCGTAAATCCTGAGCATCTTTTTCTCGGCACAAAGGCAGACAATAATAATGATATGGTAATGAAAGGAAGGCATGTTCCTGGAGGAACCTATGTTAAGGGTAATTATCTAAGAGGAACAGATCATCATGCTGCAAAAATGACACCTGCCCTTGTTAGAGATATGCGCAAAGATCGTAATATCGGCATGTCTTACAGTATGCTATCTAAAAAATACAATATTGGTATTAGTGCAACTTGGCGTATTTGTAAAAGAAAGGCATGGGCACACATTGATTAACGAAAGGATCATAGCGGAACGGGGCTTACCCAAAGCCCCGTTCCCGTAGCGTATTTCGGCGGCAAGTCCCGCGTCGCGCCCGAGGTGTGGAAGCGCTTCGGCGCTCCAGCCAATTACGTCGAGCCCTTCGCGGG